CGAGATGGCTGAAGAAATCCAAGAGGAGTACGAGCTAGATGACTATGACCATTCGGTAACTATTAAGAAGCACAGAGCAGCAGCATTACCAAGCATCAGATTAACCAAGAGGAGATAACAGATATGCAAGAACAGCAAGTCAAACAGCAGCGCGAGATCTCACTGCAAGAGGCAGCAGACCTTATCGCTAACATCCCTGACAATAGGTTCCTACTACGTGGCGAGCCTGGGATCGGCAAGTCGTCTGTGCTTAACCTCTTAGAGTCTCATCCCCTGCTACCCGCAGACGAGTACGATTTCGTTTACGTAGACTGTGCGAGCCTAGACCTTGGCGACACAGCAGCACCAATTCCAAACCGAGAGGAGCGCATCCTCGAATACTTCCCCAACGGCACGTTCAAACTGCATACTGATAAGAAGGTAGTCATATGCCTTGATGAGTTCAGCAAGGGTGCAGAACCTGTGCGTAACATGCTGCATCCACTACTCGAAGAAAACAAGCCTCGCATGGCAGATAAGTTCCTCAAGAAGGGAAGCATCGTATTCCTCACGGGTAACCTGTCCACAGATGGAGTCGGTGACAACCTCAAAGCGCACTCACTACAGCGGGTAACCGAGTGTGAGATACGCAAGCCCTCTGCCGATACGTGGTTGCCTTGGGCTAGTGCTAACAACATTGCACCAGAGATACGCTCGTGGGTATATGCCCATCCCGATTGTCTAGCTTCGTATCGAGACCCTGGGCAGGAGAGCAACCCATATCCATACAACCCACGCAAGCCCAATCAGTCGTGCGTGTCGCCTCGCACACTCTCAAGGTCAAGCAACATCGTCCACGTCCGCAAGAAGCTTACACAGAACGCAGTACACGTAGCACTCGCAGGTACAGCAGGCGCTGCATTCGCTGATTCATTCATGACTTACTTGCAGTTCTCAGATCAACTGCCAACACGCGAGGCGATACGGACTGACCCCAAGGGATGCCGAGTGCCTGCTGAGTCAGGGGCGCAGGGGATACTTGTGTATGCCTTCATAGACACACTGGCTAAGGACAATATCGATGCTTACATGACCTATGCCGAGCGGTTGAATCCTGACTGGATGGCATGTCTCGTACTGAGCATCGCTAAAGATCCAATCAAACAAGCTATCGCATTCAGCAACGCAAGGTTCCGCGACTGGTGCGCTAACAACCAAGACTTATTCTAAACAGCAAAGGAGCTAGCATGACTATCTTAAACAACGCAGTGCTTGTCGAACTCAACATCTCAGCATGGACTGCATACAAACTAGACAAACAGCAGTCGGCTAAAGTAATCACCGATAACAACGCAACCGAGAGCGATGCGGCTCGCGTCAACAAGAACCTCATGGCAGGTACAGCACTACTCAAGAACATCAACGACTACATTGCGAAGGTTCGCGTATGGCACATAGCGCAGACCCTGCCGTGGGCAGAGAAAGGCCCAAGGCTCTTGCCGATGGCTAACTTCTTCAACTACAAGTCGCAACTTAATACGATGGAGGCAAACACAACAGCACTCGTCAAGACATTCCTCGATGCTTATCCTAACCTCGTATCAGTAGCAGCATTCAAGCTGGGTAACTTCTTCAATCGCTCAGAGTATCCAGACGTGAGCGAGGTTGCTCGCAAGTTCAGCTTCAGATATGCCTTCACCCCTGTGCCACAGAGCGGACACTTCATCCTCGATACGCACAATGAGGTTATCAAAGAGCTAGCAACTAACTACGAAGCCGAGGCTAACCGCAGGGTAGGTGATGCGATGAAGGATGCGTGGGGTAGGTTGCACGAGACACTTATTCATATCTCATCACGTATGACTGACTCGCCACAAGAACAAGAAGATAAGAAGAAGCGGTATCACGAGAGCATGCTCACTAATGCTCACGAGCTATGCGGACTGCTTACTGCATTCAACATAACAGGAGATGCCAAGCTAGAGCAGGCAAGGCAAGACTTGGAACGTGCACTCTTAGGTGTACGCATCGATGACATAAAGGAGAGTGCATCAGTACGCAAGGAGATAAAGGAGAAGGTAGACAACATCCTCGCAGTTAACGATTGGATATAGGAGGTTATATGTTTGCACAAGCACTGCAACCACAAACAGTCGAGCAACGTCTGGCTACACAGAACAGACGCATGGCTAAGATCAACATCTCAATCATGCGTGACGATAGGTTTGCGCTGTGGTCTGGCTTCTTATCAATGGGCACAATCAAGATACTCGATAAGAACTTCACAGCAAGAACCAACGGCATCGACGAGGAGTATTCGCTCAGCTTCATCGAGACACTTACTGACAAGGAGCTAGCCTTCGTTAGGCTGCACGAGATGCTGCACAAAGCATTCAAGCATCTCAAGATTTACAACAAGCTGTACAAGCAAGACGCTGAGTGTGCCAACAAAGCATGCGACTACCTCATCAACTATCTGCTGTGGGAAGCAGACCCCCAAGGCAAGACTATCGCACTGCCCAAGATCGCACTCTTCGATGCTAAGTACAAGGGTCTTAACAGCAAGCAGATCTATGACCTGCTACGCAAGCAGAAGCAACAACAGCAACAGCAACAGCAACAGCAACAGCAAGGTCAGGGTGAGCAATCCCTCGATGAGCATATGTGGGAAGAAGCTGAGGGAATGTCTGATGATGATAAGAAGAAGATCGAAGAACAGATAGACACTGCCATCAGGCAAGGCATCATTGCACATAACAAGAAGAACAGAGGCAAGGGCGCAGGGGGTATGTATCGCACCCTGCAAGAGGTGCTCATGCCACAAGTAGATTGGCGCGAGCAGTTGCGAGAGTTCATCAAGCAAGCATGCCCAAACAAGACCAAAACATCTTGGCGCAAGATCAACCGACGCATGTTGGAGTTCGATCTGTATCTGCCTGTGATGATCGGTGAACAGATGAAGGACTTGGTGGTTGCTGTTGATACATCAGGTTCGATTGGTGATAAGGAGCTACGTGCATTCCTCTCAGAGATCAAGTCTATCTGTGAGGAGGTACGACCAAGCAACCTGCACCTGCTGTACTGGGACACTCGCATCGCTAATCACGAGCAGTACACAGAGTCTAATCTTGACATGCTAACAACATCGACCCGACCCAAGGGAGGGGGCGGCACAACACCTAGCTGTATCGCTAAGTATATGAAGGAGAACCATATCAATGCTGAGCTATGCGTTGTCTTTACCGACGGTTGCGTTGGTGCTGATTGGGGCGGTCCGGCGGGAGATTGGGTATCACCTGTCTTATGGGCGATTGCGGATAACGAGACTGCGGTTCCGGCTTTTGGGTCGGTTGTACACATTAAAACTGATAAGTAAGGAGAGAGCTATGTCTGATACGAAAGCATTGATTGAGTTCAGGGGAAGCTACGTGCTTCCTATTGAGAGAGCAGTAGAAGTGCTGAGACTGCTTAATGAGTGTGAGGCTTACGAACATAAGTGGCACAGCGGCAAAGACGGTGGTGCTAGTTTTTATACGCACCATATCTATACACCGAAACGTGGTGAGTTGTCGCTAAGTCTTATGCCTAGCAGCACCTATGCAATGTACAAAGCAGCGGGTAACCCTAACGAGGAGTAAGTATGCCTACATACAATAACGTAACCCTTATGCCCATTCCCTCACGAGAGGAGGGTAGGGTCGAGACCAAGGTTGATAGCAGCTTCGCATTACCTGACGTGCACCCTGTGCACAAGAACATAGTATTTAGAACGCCAAAGATAGAAGCTGAGTTGATCAATACCAACAAGAAGAGAGATGCCTCTAAGCAAGTAACCTTGGGTATCAGGCATGGCATGTTGCAGTTGCTTGAGGAGCTTGCCGCTAAGCGTCCGCTGTGGAGGTTTGAGGCGAGCCACTATATATACAGTGGCTTTATCGTTGAGTTTGTTGTAAGCGAAGGCACAGAAGAACTCGGCAAGCTTGCTCATACCATTGACTACATAGGTGGTAGGTCACAAAGAGCAGACGTGTACAAGATCTACAACCATCGCATCAACGACAAGCTAACCGTGAAGGACCACAAGACTACGTCCAGTATGGATAAAGCTGTACGCACTGTGTTTAAGGAGTTTGGTACAAGGAACCTGCCGGAGATAATCAAGCATGCAAGGGAGGCAATCACCAAGACTGTCAAAGACCTGCATGTCGATGCCCATCGCAAGATGAACGAAGCACAGTGGAATATACGCAGCACACTTATGGATACGTTGCTAGCCAGACCTGATATGTTTATGCAGTTCGATTGGTACGACAAGCTTGGCGCACCCTGTGTGGAGTATGGGAAGGCAGTGGCTATGATGGACGATACAAAAATTGGAGTGGAAAAACTTGAGGGAGGTAAACTTGTAATTCAACGTGGCGATACATATATAGTTGTTGACAATGTCAATAACGTGAGCTACACTCATCAAACACTACCATACGACATACGATCCAAGCTTGGCATGTTGAAGCTGATCGAACCTAATAACTTCGTAGGTGGTGTAGGTTTTAAAGCAAATCAAGAATGCTTCTACATCTTCCAAGATGCAGAGCAACAACATACTGAGGAATAGTTATGGTTACTACAAAGAAGCGTAGGGGTCGTCCCCCTGGGTCACGCAACAAAGTCGATGCTGCACCAGCACACAGACCGCTTACTGCTAACGATATACAAGTTGGTGGTTCACACTACAAGACGATGGGCGTACAACCTTGGGAAGCGATGGAGACATTGCTTACCTATGACGAGTTCATGGGGTTCCTCAAGGGCAACATGATTAAGTACGCTATGCGCCAAGGTCTTAAAGACCCTGCCGACGCGGGTAAGTTCCGACACTACAGGCAGAAGTATCTGGAGATGTTAAACCCTCGCGTGATGGAGTAGCTGTGCGCGAGGGAGACCGAGTGCGGTTTCCAAACAAAGAAGAAGGCAAGGTGCATGCAGTTAAGGGCGATGACTTAGTCGTCCTCATTCCGCAAACACCTTGGCCGTTCCCACGTTGGGTTTACTGCACAAAGCGTGACGTTGAGCTAGTACGTACAAAGCAAAGCAAGCAGGATCTATCTGACATAGAGGAGGCTCCTTACTAATGACAGAAGATGAACTACAAACAATGGAACGCTACATCAAGCTATGGAAGTCTGGCTCAGATGTAATGGCTGTGTGGAAGAAGCAACCAGTTCCCGAAGATAAGAGGAGGGACATGCCGCACCCTGCTCCTACGTGGACACCCCCAAGCGAAGACCCGTATTACTTACGCAAGTGGGCGTTCTACAAATCTCTAGCGGCTAAGGCAAGTGAAAACGATCTCATTAATTAAGAGGAAATTATGGCTACAAAGAAAGTAACAGAAGATACGATCCAAATCGTTGAGATGGAAACCCAAACGGTTACGTTCCATGTACTAGGAACTACACCAATGATCTGCAACCGTATGCCTGAGAAGGCATGGCAGCAACTGCTTCTTCCTTCCGGTCGCAAGACTGCTGCTGAGAAAGCAGGATCAATGAAGCACGATCCTTTGACTGAGTATCGCTCATCGCCATACCGTATGCCGCAGGGCAACCATGCAACTGAGTTGTCTGTGTTAGCTACGCAATTTAAAGGTGCGCTACGCAATGCCGCACTGGATATGCCTGGAGCTAAGAAGTCACAGATTGGTCGCCTGACAACGGTTGAGAATGAACGTCTTGAGTTGTTTGGTGTTCCTAAGATCTTCTCAAGTATTACTCGGTCAGCAGACATCAACAAGACTCCCGATGTACGCACCCGTGCCATCGTACCGAAGTGGGCATGTAAGGTTGACATCACTTATGTGCGTCCGGTTCTGAACCATACGATTATCTCTAACCTCTTCGCTACAGCAGGTATTACGATGGGCGTAGGTGATTGGAGACCTGAAAAAGGTTCAGGTAACTATGGTCGTTGGAAGATTGTCGATGCTGATGACCCTGAGTTCTTAGAAATAATTAAGACAGGCGGCAAGGCAGCGCAACTTGAAGCACTGGAGAACCCAGAGGCTTATGACGACGACACTGAAGAGTTGCTATCGTGGTTCAACACAGAGACCAAACGTCGTGGTTTGAAAGTAGCTTAAGGAGATAAACATGGATAGAGCCGCAATAGCTAAAAGATTAGAGGAGATTGCGGCCCTCCACGGGGGGTCGCTCACACCAGACATCGTAGTGGCAGATGCTAAGAACCCATCAAGTCCCCTGCATAGCTACTTTGACTGGAGTCTTGAGAGCGCAGCACATAAGCACTGGATTGATACCGCACGTAATCTAATTGCTTCTGTGCGCGTGATTGTAACCACAGAGAAAGTTGTTATTAAAGCACCTTTCTATCTACGTGATCCAAGCAAAAAAGGTAACGAGCAAGGTTACACCACACTTACCAAAGTACGTAGTAATAAAGATCTTTCAAGAGAAGTTATTAATAATGAAGTTGCACTCATTGTTGGTGCGCTAAGAAGAGCAAAGAACGTAGCGCAAGCCCTTGATATGGTGGATGAGATGGAAGCATTGCTTGAACAAGTCTTAGTCCTACGCAACAAGTTAGAGAAGGTTTAGGCAGGCCGGGTACGGTAAGGTCAGGCTTGGTACGGTGGAGTTCGGTGGGGCAGGCATGGTACGGTCGGTCAGGCTTGGTGAGGTGGGGTGTGGTAAGGTTTGATGAGGCAGGCAAGGTGCGGTTGGGTGTGGTCTGGTGCGGTGTATTTAGGTTAGGTGGGGCATGGTTCGGCAGGCGTGGTGAGGTCGGGTGAGGTGAGGTCGGGTCGGGTTTGGTGTAGCAGGTCAGGTGGGGTGTGATGGGGTAAGGAGGGATGTGGTTTGATGCGGTCAGGCAGGCAAGGTTAGGTGGTATTTCGTTCGGCGTTATATGGTTCGGTCGGGCAGGCTCGGTTCGGTAGGTTGTCTTTGGGTATGGTTCGGCGCGGTTCGTTTTGGCAGGATAGGTGAGGTCGGGTTAGTTGTTATATGTAAGGTCTCATAAGGCAGGCTAGGTAAGGTTCGGTTCGGTTTTATTTGGTGCGGTTTGTTAGGGCAGGCACGGTGGCGTTAGGTAACACAAGGTGTGGTGGATTTTGATGAGGCAGGTAATTTAATTAAGGAAGGAAAACTATGAACATGATGAATCTAAATAAACCAGCAGAAACGGTAACACAGCCTGTGTTCATTCTGCGTGGTGTGCCGTATCTGCCCCATTACAGTTTTAAACATACATGGATAAGTCCTGGCAGAGAACATGAGTGTAAGAAGTACAGCACCACTGAAATGGTTGAAGTAGGCGCACGTCTTACGACGATGCAGTTATGGAAAAGATTTTGGACAGACGAGGTGAAAGGATGGAAGATTTTATAACTTGGATTAGTGTGTTCCTTGTGGGCTACTTGCTTGGTGTGCTCAAAGGAAGACGAAGCATTGTGCGCGAGGCACAAGCGTTGGTGGCTGAAGCCATTATGAAAATACGAGAGGGGCACAAAGTATGAACGATCCAGTTAATCATCCTAAACACTACACCTCACACCCAAGCGGCGTAGAGTGTATAGAGATTACCGAACACATGAACTTCAACTTAGGGAACGCTACGAAGTACATCTGGAGAGCTTCGTTGAAAGGCGAGCAGGTTGAAGATCTGAGAAAGGCACGTTGGTACATAGACCGTGAGATCGCTCGCATACTAAACAACGAAAAAGACCCACCGTTTATGAGGAAGGCAGATGAGTAGCCCACTGTGGAAGTTCGCCATGCTAGCCGCATGGCTTGAAGGTTACGCCGAAGGTTTGCCTGACTACTGCACAGCAGAGAAATTCAAGATCAAAGAAGCTGCTGAGTTGTTAATGGAAGTTTACGAGCAGCGTACCAAAGGCAATGACAGTTGGAGAGATAGAGAAGGAGATAGAGCATGAGCAGAGAAGCTATGCAGATGGCGCTAGAGGCGCTAGAGAGCGATCCGGTAAGCCATCTGGGTTTGGTTCATAGAAAACTGGCCATCACCGCCCTGCGCCAAGCACTGGAGACGGAGCCGTTTGAATACTGGAACGCAGTAGAGGGCTGGGTAAAGATTGATGAGGTGCGTGAGCATTTCGATGCAGTAGGGTGTGGAACCATTTACAAATCTGCTGGCGAAGGTCGGTCACCCCTGTACACCGCACCACAAAAGAAAGAATGGGTTGGTCTGACAGCAGATGAAATCTGGAAATGCAACAAAGCGAGTGGCAGTGCTGTGGAGTTTCACATTTGCTATGAACATCAGAACGTGGAGGATTTTGCGGAATCTATCGAAGCCAAGCTGCGGGAGAAGAACAATGGCTGAAAACAAAAACGCAAAGACACCAGCAGACGGGGAGCCTCTGCCCGTAGCAACAAGTGCCATGACGCTAGAGCAAACACGACAGTGGATTGCCGACACATGGAAAAGGTGTCAGGACGAAGCTTGGCGAGAGCCAGCCACTAAGACGCCCTCTGTAGTGGTGTACCTGACCGCTGGTAGCTACAGTCTTGAGACGCTTGAAAACTTAGTTAAGTTACTTAGAAAGGTGGCTAATGATGACTAGAGAAGACATCATCAAGCTGGCGCGGGAGGCTGGATTTACGGAAGGCGACTTGGCGGTTTTCCCAGACTTGATCGTCCATTTCGCCGCCCTTGTTACCGCTGAAAAAGAGAAGCAAATCATCGCTGCGAATGCTCCAGAAATTGAAAAGATAAACGCGCACATCAAGGAGCTTGAGGAAGCCCTTGTTATAGGGCGTGAGAAGGTAGCACAGTGGATGACGCAACAAGGCTACGCCACAGGTCACGGCGATAGCATTGAAGATTTGCTGAAAGAACTTGAGTGGCAGATCAGGGAGTCTGAGCGTGAGGCATGTGCGAAGGTTGTTGAAGCAATAGAACGTAATGGCGCTTGGGTTACGAAAGCAGAAGCCGCCGCCGCCATACGAGCAAGGACATGAACCTAATAACATTAGACCTAGAAACTTTTTACAGCCAAGAAGTTTCACTGACCCGACTGACAACGGAGGAGTACGTCCGTCATCCTGAATTTGAAATTATCGGTATCGGGATCAAGATCAATGATGCCCCTGCTTATTGGATTTCAGGGTCGCGTGAAATGTTAAATAAGCATCTGAGATCCCTGCCTTGGCGGGACTCTATGCTCCTATGTCACAACACAATGTTTGATGGCTCTGTGCTCGCCTGGACATTACAAATCTCTCCGCAAAAATATCTTGACACACTTTGTATGGCTCGCGCCCTGCACGGTGTGGATGCGGGGGGCAGTCTCAAAGTCTTGGCCGAGCGGTATCAAATCGGGGTGAAGGGCGAAGAAGTTATTCATGCCAAGGGCAAGCGCAAAGCTGACTTCACGCCCGAGGAGCTTGCACGTTACGGTGAGTATTGTGTCAACGATGTCGAGCTGACTTACAAATTGTTTGAGTGCATGGCCCACAAGTTTCCTGAGTCTGAGCTAGACCTCATAAACTTAACCTTAAGAATGTACATTCACCCTGTGTTTACCGTGGATGAAAACCTTTTATTAGAAAGGCTAGAGGATGTGCGGGCGGAGAAGTCTGAGCTTCTTAGTTCGCTAAAAGAAAAGCTGGGGTGCAATACCGAGGAAGAGGTAAGGAAAAAACTGGCATCAAATAAGCAGTTTGCGGAACTCCTAAAATCTTTTGGCGTAGAGCCGCCGGTCAAAGAAAGCCCAACCACGGGCAAACCCACGTTCGCACTGGCTAAGAACGACGAAGGGTTCCTTGCGCTCACTGAACATGAAGACCCGTTTATTCAGCAACTCTGTGCTGTGCGTCTAGGCACGAAGTCAACCATCGAAGAGTCCCGCATCGAGCGGTTCATCGATATTGGTAAGCGTAATCAACGCCGCTTGCCGATCCCACTAAAATATTATGGCGCACATACTGGACGCTGGGCGGGCCAAGACAAGGTCAACTTCCAGAACCTACCTAGCCGCGACAAGAAGAAAAAGACTTTAAAGAATGCCATTGTGCCATACCCCGGCCACTTCGTCATCAACTCAGATTCATCGCAGATCGAAGCTCGCATACTTGCATGGCTGGCTGGGCAGACTGATGTGGTGGATGCCTTCGCTCAAGGCAGGGATGTGTACTCTGAGTTTGCTACTAAAGTATATGGGCGCCCTATATCAAAAGAGAATCCTATAGAACGTTTCGTTGGAAAGACTTGTATCCTTGGGCTTGGTTACGGTACAGGTGCGGCCAAGCTCCAGCACACTTTAAAGACTCAGCCGCCAGGGGCTGTCGTTGATGACGACGAGGCCAAACGTATCGTTGATTTGTATCGATCAGAGAACGACAAGATCATTGACCTGTGGGCTGACTGTGATAACTTTCTTGAGAATCTTATAAGCTGGCCTAAAAACAAGAAGGACTACTACATAGGAGTTCACGACTGCGTGACTGCTTGTCCAGAGGGCATACTTTTACCCAACGGCTTTTATCTGCACTACCCCGAGATTACCCGCGATACATCCGAAGCTAAATCTAGAATTGTTTATAAATCGCGTAGAGGCCCAGTGTCTGTCTGGGGTGGCTCAATTGTTGAGAACATTGTTCAAGCATTAGCACGGTGTGTCATCGGAGAGCAGATGCTTTTGATCAGCGAAAGATACCGGCCAGCACTGACTGTACATGATGCTGTTGTAGTTGTTGTACCAGAAGATGAACTGGATGAAGCCCTTGCGTATGTCATAGAATGTATGAACACTAGACCAAGCTGGGCACCTGGATTGCCTATCACATGTGAGGCTAAATATGGTTTATCCTACGGAGCGTGTGGATAGGAGAAATTAGTATGGAATCAGTTATCAATTGGTCTTACTCTCGTTTAAAAGATTTCATGGGTTGCCCACGTAGACACTACGAAACCCAAATCGCAAAGAACTTTCAACAGCCCTACACGCAAGCTCTACGCTACGGTAATGCAGTACACAAAGCTCTGGAAAAGTACGCTGTAGACGGTACACCTCTTCCAAACAATTACAAGCGATACCAAGGCTATGTCGATGGCATCTTGGAGATCGATGGCAACAAGTACCCAGAATATAAGATGGGGCTACTGTCTAACCGCAAGGCATGTGACTATGAGGATAAGAACCGGTGGGTTCGTGGTATCGCTGACATGATCATTGTCGATGGTGACACGGCGCACATCGTGGATTACAAGACTGGTAGTGCCAACTACCCCGATCCTATGCAGTTAAAGCTCATGGGCTTGATGGTGTTTGCCCACTTCCCAGAGGTGCTGAATATCAAGGCCGCGTTGTTCTTCATCATGCACAACGTCATAGTTGACGAAGCCTACACAAGGGATCAAACTGATGATCTGTGGGCACACTTCACACCCCACCTTGCTCGGTGGGAAGAGGCTCACGCAACCAATGAATGGGTAGCTAACCCGACTGTACTGTGCGGCTACTGTGCCGTGCGAACCTGTGAGTTCAATAGGAGTTGACATGCCTTACGTTAACAAACCAAGGCCATACAAAAAAGAGTATCAGCAACAAAAAGCTAGAGGTGAACATGCAGACCGCATGGAAAGACAACGAGCTAGACGAGCTGTTGACAAGCGCGGTAAGGATGCTGATCACGATGGTACGGCAGACGCAAGAGAAGGTAAGGATATCGCTCATCGACGCGCCCTATCAAAGGGAGGTACGAATGGAGATGGATACACAATACAATCTCCAAGTACGAATAGATCCTTTCGCCGTAACTCCAAACGACAATTAGTTTCGGAAACTAGCAAAAGAGAAAGAAAAAAGACTTGACATATTCAAAGTAGACCCTATAATTTACTTGTATTCCAGACGGGGGGCGTTTCTCGGCAGTTGGAACGTCATAGTCGTTAGGTGTGAGTGGACACCCCAAAAAACCGCATCAACTAGGCAGCGTTTAAAGCTTTCATAGTGGAGCCTCCTGGCGTGTTAGGTCTAGTCGCATCGTCGGGGATTTTCCCCGACGCGTGCGTGACAAGTTAATTTAGTTATGGATAAGTTATGCAAGACTATAGTTGGCCCGGAATGTTCAAGCCGTTTGATCACCAAAAGACCACGGCAGAATTCTTAGTTGATAACCCACGGGCTTTCTGCTTCAACGAAGCAGGTACGGGCAAAACGTCATCGGTCATATGGGCCTGTGACTACCTGATGAACCAAGGCATCCTCAAGCGTGTGCTAATCATCTGCCCCCTATCCATCATGTATTCAGCTTGGCAGTCAGACCTATTTAAGACTGCTATGCACCGTAGAACGGCAGTAGCCTATGGATCTGCGAGCAAGCGATCCAAGATCATCAACAGTAACTACGAGTTTGTCATCATCAACTATGATGGTGTAAATATTGTAGCCAAGGATATTTATAACGCTGGCTTTGATCTGATCGTTGTTGATGAGGCCAACGCTTACAAGACCTCAACAACATTACGTTGGAAAACACTCAAGGCTTTAGTCCTACCATACACAGGGTTGTGGATGCTGACAGGCACTCCTGCTTCTCAGTCGCCTGTGGATGCGTACGGGCTTGCCAAGCTAGTCTGCCCAGAGAATGTACCAAAATTTTTTGGAGCATGGCGCGACAGAGTGATGTTCCCCGTTACTAAATTTAAGTGGTCGCCCCGCCCCGGCGCTAGAGATGTGGTCTACAAAGTATTACAACCTGCGATTAGGTTCACTAAAGATGAGTGCCTAGATCTGCCAGAGGTCATGTATCAGTACCGTAGCGCCCCCATGACTGGGCAACAGCAGAAATATTATCTATCACTCAAGAATGAACTGCTGATCAAAGCAGCGGGTGAGAAAGTCAGCGCAGTCAATGCTGCCGCTATGCTTACTAAATTGTTACAAATTTCTGGTGGAGCTGTTTACTCGGACAGCGGAGAAGTGTTAGAGTTTGACGTATCGCATCGCTTGCGTGTGCTTGAGGAAGTGATGGTTGAGACTGAGCGCAAAGTTATAGTCTTCGTACCGTACACGCACACGATTGAGCTTGTTCATAAACATCTTATTAAAGGAGGTTACACAGCAGAGATTGTCAACGGTCAAGTCAGCGCGGGTGAACGTGCTGCTATATTTTCTAGATTCCAAACAACGGATCATCCACGGGTGCTTGTTGTGCAACCTCAAGCGGCGTCGCATGGCATCACACTTACAGCGGCAGATACGATTGTGTTTTGGTCGCCTGTCATGTCAGTGGAGACGTATATACAATGTGTAGCCCGTATTGATAGAGTAGGTCAGCAACACAAGATGACTGTCATTCATCTTGAAGGTTCAGAAGTAGAGAGAAAGATGTACCGTATGTTGGAAAACAAAATTGATTTACATGAGAAGTTAGTTGAGTTGTATTCATCTGAAATGGAGGCTGAAAATGAATCTGAATGATGTTGTCAGTGCGTTCATGGGTATTCGTAGCGAGCGGGAGAAGTTAGCCGCTACGTTCAAGTCCACGGACGAGGCACTGAAGGCACAACAAGTTGTGCTTGAGCAAGAGATGTTGAAGTTGTGTGCTGAACAAGGTGCAGATAGCATCCGTACCCCAAGCGGCACGATTAGTCGTAAGATTAAGTCACGGTTTCATGTAACTGACTGGAACAATTTTTATGAATTCGTGATCGAGCAGAAAGCACCACAACTGCTTCAGAAGCGTGTTCATGAAACAAATTTTGAAGAATTTATGGTGGGGCGTGAGAAAGATGGTTTACCCCCCGGCATAAACGTAGCCCGTGAGTACACTGTGACTGTGTACAAACCGACAAGCAGGGACGTGGCAATCACCGCTCCCAATTATGAGTTGTTAACCCAGTAGGAGTTTAGTCAAAATGAGTAACGATCTAGCAGTAGTACTTCAGCAAGCCGCCGTCGTAACCAAAGGTCTTGATGACGATACCAAAGCAGTTGCCGGTGGTATGCAGAACTTCAGGATTTCTATCGCTGGTGGAACCTTCCGTATGATTGTCAACGGCAAAGAGCAAGCCTCGATTGAAGATCGCAACATGAATGTGGTCTTTGTGAAGATGGCTCACAACCCGTCCCGTACGTACTACGAAGGCACGTATAAGGAAGGTCAAAAATCTTCTCCCGCATGTTGGTCGTCTGACTCCAAGACGCCTGACGCAGAGGTACAAAACCCTGTGTCGCTTACCTGTGCCGCGTGTCCTAACTCGATCAAGGGTTCGGGCCAAGGTGGTACGGGTACAGCTTGCCGCATGTCTTGGCGTACTGCGGTTGTCTTGCCTCAACAGCTTGATGGCCCCGTGTATCAGTTGGTGCTTCCCGCAACATCTTCTTTTGGAGAAGAAGAAAATGGCCGCTGGCCCTTCCGCCCGTATATACAGATGCTTGCGTCCCACAATGTCAGTGCTGGGGCGGTGGTTACCAAGATGCAATTTGATACGAAGGCTAAGGTTCCGCGTGTACTTTTCTCTCCTTCGGGTGCGGTCGATACTGACGATCTTGAAGCCATTCGCAAGCAAAGTCAGGCACCAGCCGCCATCAACGCGATTAAGATGACGGTTTACAAGTCAGAGAAGGGCGACGATAGTGAACCAACCAAGCGTGAAAGCACTCAACGTGCCGAGGTCGCGGCTACTAGCGACGGCACTGCCTCTGATCTTGTGAAGAAGTGGGCTAAGAAAAGTGCCTAGGGGCTACACTGCGGAGTTCATTAAGGAGCTGGATACCAAGACCGTCAAGGACGGTATCCAGATTCTCCTTGCCAAACGATGTGTTAAGGCAAAGATTCATACGACCATCGTGGCTAAGTTAATGAAAGTCACCCGTATGACTGTTCACAATTGGTTTCGTGGGAAGCCTATGAACGAGGATAAAATCCCTACAGCTCAAGCTCTCATAAAAATCATTGATGAAGATTTAGCAAAAGGAGTGCTGCCGATCAAGGACTACAAGTCCTCAATTGAATACTATAAAAGTCTGACATCTGGCCCCAATTAAGTTGGGATTGTCTACGGGCAGGGCTGGTCCCTGCCCTTATTGTCTCTACTGCCATGTACGAAAAATTTCTTGAGGCAATACTGCCTAGCCAAGGCAACTATTGTTTGTGCTCCATGAGTGAGCCTAACAGGATGCGGCAAAGGTTTGTCGAAAATGCATCCTTAGAAGAGTTCTACAAGTTAATTGAAAAAGTAAAGAAGGAGGCACACACCAATGTTTGGTTTGCGTTGTCGTCGTTTGAAACAGCCTACTCACGAGCAGGGGACGACTCTCTTTATATCAAGAGTTTCTTTCTAGATATTGACGTAGGTAAAGAGAAGAACAGCTACGCAACAAAGGATGAAGCCCAAGATGCGGTGATCAATTGGATTGAGAAGGTGAAGCTGCCTGAGCCGACTGTGGTTGATTCAGGTAATGGCTTTCATATCTATTGGATTCTCAAGGAAGAGATACCAACTAAGGAGTGGCTACCCTACGCTCAAAAACTCAAGCAGTTATGCGTAGATCATGGATTGGTGATCGACCCTGGTGTACCAGCAGACAGAGCAAGAATCCTACGAGTCCCAGGCACTCTTAACTTTGGTAAGAATTGTGATGCAGTTGACCCACCACTAGCTGAAGTCATTACAGACATCACGACGTACTCACTAGAGGAGTTTGTATCTTGTCTCGGTGAGGTCGCTAAACCTGTAGGTGAATTCAATCTCACTCAAGTCAAACGAGGACTTGATGAGGATACTAAAAAACTTCTTGGCTATGATAACTATGAATCTGAATTCAGTGAACTTGCACGAAAATCTCTCGCAGGAAACGGATGTAACCAAATCCGATGGATCATCGAAAACACAGCTAGTTGCCCGGAGCCGATGTGGTACGCTGGAATATCTGTCGCCGCTAGGTGTGTTGATGCTGATACAGCAATCCATCTCCTCTCTGAAGGACACCCCAAATACACCCCAACAGAGACAGAACAAAAAGCTCAACACAGCCTCGCCGATGCAAGGTGGGCGCACGGCTGTGAAGCCTTTGAAGGTCTCAACCCCGGCGGTTGTGATGGATGTCCGTACAAAGGCAAAGTCAGATCAAACTCGCCCATTGGTATCGTTGCCAGACTTAAGTTGGCAGAGCAAAGTCCTGATGATTCCTCAGAATCAGCCAACTCAGAAGAAAAAGGCAGCGAGGTTATACCGAAAGAATTTTTAAAGTTCCCCCCCGACTTGTTTCCCTTCATGCGGCCAGCCAACGGTGGCATCTATTTTCAGCCAGCGCCAGACAAGAATGGCATCCAGCAAGCACCGTATCAAGTCTATCCCTACGACATCATTCCTATCAAACGGCTAACGAGTCCTTTTGAAGGAGAGTCGCTGCAACTGATGATCAGAATGCCGCAAGACGGTGACACGCAGCATATCTTACCGCTTCGCTATCTGGGTATGCCTGACAAGTACAAGGAGTTTTTGTACAGCAACGGGATCATGGTCAACGACAAGGGTGTTGCATTACTCAAGGAATATTTTATGAAATGGGCTTCACACTTCATCCACAGAAGAAAAGCAGAAAACATGCGGATTCAGATGGGCTGGACTTCACCAAGCTATGAATCCTTTGTGTCAGGCGGCATCGAGATCACACCGAAGGGAGACTTTGAGTGCCCTGTCTCACCGTCATTACGCAACGTGTCGCCTCACATTAGACCAAACGGAACCTACGGTGGATGGCGCACGGCTGCTGAAGAATTTCTTAGGCCAGGGTTTGAACTACACAGGCTATCTTTACTGACTGGCTTTGGATCGATACTTGTGCCGATGACAAATATCGGTGGGCTTATTATCAGTTTGTCAGGCGAAAAGGGGTCAGGAAAGACAGGTGCTCTGCAAGCTGGCTTGAGTGTATTCGGTGATCCTATAAAACAAAAAATCACAACCCAAGACGGCGCGACTACCAACGGTATCTTTCAGAGAGCTACGACACTACGCAATCTTTTAGTAGGCATCGACGAGACATCAAACTTCAAACCACAGGTTATATCGGATGCCATATTTAAGCTACCGATGAACGAGCAACCAAAGATCAGGCTACAGACTTCATACAACTTAGAGCGCAAGGTGTCGGACGGTTCAAGTCAGCTTGTGCTGATGACAACCAACCAGTCGAACAAACAAAAACTCTTTGCCACAGGCAAGGCCAACCCAGAAGGTGAGCTTCGCCGCTTACTGGAGTTTCATATCAACAAGCCGCCGGGGTTAACAGAGAGCGAAGGTCAGCACCTGTTCAATCCGTTCAAGGAACACTTCGGTCATGCGGGGCCAATGTTCGTCAAGGCACTGTACGACTACAACATCGACAACGCTAAAAAGACAGTCACTGACTGGAAGCTACGTATCCTCAAAGACTTTGTTGATGACACAGGCTACAGTTACTGGACGGGAGGATTAGCGGCAATTCTTGCCGCTGGTGAGATAGCTATTAAGAGCAAGATCCTTGACTATGATCTTGAGGACTTATATCGGTTCGTACTCAAAGAGATGTGGGACATGCATTACCAAGAGCGTAGGACTAAGAAGTCCTACGAGGACATCATCAATGAGTTCATCATCAACCACATGAATTCGATACTGATGATTAATGATGGCAAAGTGGTGATGGAGCCGAAGGGCGATAAGCTGTTAATCCGCACCGAGGTTCACACAGGCAGGGTGTTCATATCTTCATCTGCCATGAAAGAACACCTTGATAAATTGCAGATCAATATCACAGCTTTTGAAGGCGAGCTATTGCATAAGGGCATCCTCAAGAAGGGCGGCAAGAACATGACCGCGCCCTACAAGCTGCGGTTCGGCGCAGGGTGGAAGTTCAACGTAGCCAACATCCAAGGCTACGAGTTCAGACTGGATGTGTCTGACCTCTTTGATGAGGACTTGTCCAGTGATTGAAGAACCAGAGTGGATTCTGCCCTACGAGTTCATGGAGGTAGGTGAAAGTTTTTTTATACCCACCGTCCACATCGCTAACACCCACCATGTCATTGACGAAACATCTAAGCGGGCAGGTGTGCGAGTGAAGTGCTACACCATCGTAGAAGATGGTGTGCTGGGGGTACGATGTTGGCGGCTGGCTTAGTCTGGCTCAATACCGTACGCGGCAACGGACTGCACAAAGGCGGATTTTAATTTGTTCTGGTTATCAATCAAAACACGGACTTGGTCCTGCCTCTCTTTGATCGTGAGGTTTGTATTAGTCCTTGTCTTGTTGGCAAGTTCACGCAATTTGTTTAGCTGTCCGTTGAACTTATTGTAGTAGTCGATGACTGACTTGTCATAAGGATGTTCTTGGAAATAGTCAGCTATTCTTTCCGCATCGCCGCTTGAAGTATAGGCACGGTAGCGCCGCTCCAAGTTCTTGATTTCTTTCTCAACTTCACTGAACTGCCGTGCATCGTAGTTAGATGGAGCCTTCAGATAGGCGTCAAGCAAAAGCGTATCTGTCTTGAAGTCAAAGTCTCGGTTACCGGCAATCGTATGCGCCGTGTTGTAGCTCCATGATGCAAGTCGTGACACACCATCAAGATAGTTATTGGAGAAGAAGTACATCGTGTTGGGAGATACATCGATCTTGCCATCTGACATGTTGTACAACAAACGAGCAGCGTCTTTGAAAAACTCTGGGATGTTATCCCCGCCTGTGTAGGCATCGTTATTTCGTGACTGCCTGTTGTTGTAGATCTCGCGGCCAAGGCCGTCCATGTTCATCGCCCACTCAAAGAGAGGTTTCAATGCACTGGGGAGTACGGAATCAAGGGCAGCTTCTACAGGGTGCTCAAACTTGTTGATCTTAGAGATCGGGATAGGCATGAAGGATTCAGCACCAGCATCTAAGACGTTATTGATAAACTGACCAAACGACTGTGAACCCGATACAAAGGCTGCGATCTGAGCGCCTACAGATGCAAAAGCGCCAGGGCCAAATCCCCAAGGTATCTGTAAAACAATATCTTTGCCCCCTGACTGTATGCCTGTATTGAAACGAGCATTACGTACCCACCGTGCCGCGTCATCAGTAAGAACTTTGTTCCTACCTTCATCGTCGTCGCCAGCCATAGCTGCTGCCATCATAAACGTAGCCGCACCAACACCGAATAAAGTTGTTGACACAGCCGCAGCACTCTTAGTTCTATTGCGATATTCTTTGACAAGCTTGTTGATGTCAGCGTCCGTTAACTTACCAACGTCTTCGGCTTCTTTCTTAACTATCTTTTTGAGTTCTTCGTCGGATTTGAAATAGTCAAGGGCTGGAGATAAGGCTTCGTAAGCGCGTACTGCGCCTGTGGCTGCTGGCCTGAAGAACATGAAAAACGCGCCAAGTTCTTTACCCCTGATGCCTGTCTTTTCAAAGTTAGCAAGGTTTTTAGCGTAAGCAACAGCTTCAATTTTTGCTTGTTCAATGGGCATACCTTCAGCTACAAACTGATCCCGCATCGTACGGTAAGCGGCAATGCGAGTAGACATCTCAAACATGTCGAGCCAAGCATCAAAGAATTTATTTGCCCCGCTCAAAGACTTGATGACACCATTTTGGTCTGCCGCGTTGACTGCATCAGTAAGATTATCTTTGATGGTTATGCCTTGCAGGTATGCCACTCGACCGCCTAGTTCGTAATACTCTCTAAGGTCTTTATAGAAAGGGTCGGTCTTGGCAAGACGAGCCATCTCAGCTTCATTACCACGACTAAATGCAAGCGAGTATTTGGCAGTTTTAGTAAAACCGTTCTTGGCTAAGATACTAGCCATTTCAGTCATTACCTGAAACCCACGCTTACCCGAAGTCTCAGCACCAAGCACCCCTGCATAGGTGAATAAGTTACGCAGAAAGTCCATTGGAGCAAACGCTGGGTTAAAGCGGGTATGCATTTGCCCAAACATGCTAGTTGCCTTGCCTAGGCTATCAACAAACCAATTGTCATCACGTAGGGGTCGCTTGATAGCCTCAAGTAATTGCTTATCATTTATTTCATAAATCTGAATCTTACCGTCTGGCAAGTAATGAAATATGTTTTTTACACCGCGTTTAAGTTCTTCATTAAGTTTGTTATCAAACCTTTGTTCAAACGTAACAGTCTTAACCGACTTACCACTAATTATCTTTGAGTCTATAAGATTCTTAATAGAAAGCGTGACCCCAGCTTCATGCCTACCAAGTCGCATAGCAGATTTACTAGCCTCGTTTAGGATGTTAAGGATTGGATTATCCGCATCACTAATACGGCCATCAAAAGCTTCTTGTTTGTCTTGCAAATCGCCACCGACATTCTGCCCAAAGTAATCTAATTGGTAGTCGGCTGGTCCAGTATCAGGTCTACCTTTGAATGGAAAGTAAAATTTAAAATCATAGAAATCAACTAAGTTTTGCACTGGCGGTGAAAAGTAATTTGACTTCTTATTAAGATCAATGGTTGTCTGTTCAATCTTTTTAAGTGTGTCTATTAGTTTACTAGCCTTAGCTATATTTCCACCTGTAAATGCGCGGCCAAATGCTTCTATTTGATCTAGGCTGTATGGGCCTAGCGTGTTGTAGGCTTCGTTATTCATGTCAAACAGTGGAGAAGTCTTGACTCCTTTGGCAGCAACAAGAGCTTCTAATTTGACAAGTAGTTTTTGAGCTTCTTGTTTAGCAGCAGCATCACCTAACTTATTTCGGTCTATTTTGATTACGTCTTTCATGATGCTGTCACGGTCTCTAACTGCTTGGTTATCAGCTAAAGGCACTTCCCGCAGATACTTAATTTTTCTACGCTCTGGGTCATGCAAGTGAATCGCATACATGTGTAAGCGAGCTAAAGCATCTTGTACTGTGATGCCCATAGACTTAGCTAAATCGGCCAACATGTCGTTGGCCTTACTGATGTCTGTGTAAAAATATTTCTGGTATGCGTTTTCTGCGCGGCCTGCTGACGTAGCTAAAGCTGTACCTAAATTGTTTTGGTCTTTGCCAAACGATATTAATTTACCAACTCTACGTAAAATATTATTTATACGATCAACTCTATACCTATAGTTCTGTGCTTGTTCAATAATTCTTGTACGACCGTCTTTATTAAAGGCATTTTTAAGCGCACGAGTTTTTGTGGCAAGTGTTGGCTTTTCAGCTTCCATCTTTGATACAAAACGGTCGCCTGTTTCTTTAATTGTTTTATCAGCCTCAGCATCGGTTATTTGCAAAGACTTATCAAATTCTGGTATGGCTTCCGGCACACTAAGAATTTGTTCAAAGTTTGCCATAAGGTCAAACAAAGCATTTTGTTCGTTTAGTTCTATGTTGGCTACGTCAGTCTGCGTGGCAGAAGTATCACCTCTACCAGCAATAATGGCAGCATCTACAAGACGATTTATTCTTGATTCATATTCTTGTTTAGATATTTTTTGTGGTTTTTCACTAGGACGTTTTTCTCCTCTCTTACGCCCACTTTTACCATATTCAATTTGTTGAACTTCTATGTCTGGTATTTGGTACTCTTCTTCAGCAATAGCTTCTAACTCTTCAAGTGCCTCTACGTTTTCTATTGAAGGTTCAACTCTTTCTTCAACAGTATCTCTTAAAGCTTGAATGCTGTCATACAACTCACGTTTTCTAGTTGGTACAAATTCTTTTGGCGTTATACGTAGGGTTTTTAAAAGCCCTTTTATACCCAACAAGTCCGCTATCCTATCAACCAAAGTACTCCATGTACTTGGTAATTTTGCTGTAGGCATGGGCGAAGGCATCTTACGTAAGGCGGTCTGCATATTAGGATCAGACAATCCGTAAGATATAAACTCATACACGTTTTCAAACGCGTTTGGAAAACTACCTTTTATACCAGGGTTTCTTTTCGCCGCGTTGTATATTTTAATTATGTCTTGAGCAGCTTGTTTTTGAGTATCTGACATGCCCGCTCTATTACCCGTAAGATATTTATACATCATCTTAACGGTGACAGCATGAACAAGTTCATGCATCAGGGCGGTTTCATTTAATGCCCTATCAGTAATAGTAAGAGTATCTGTGCGTGGGTCGTATTCCGCAATAAATGTGCTGGCTTTGCCTTCAGATCTCAAAAGACGCGCTGCCTCTGCGCGAGTAGCTGGGTCTTTAGATAGTGTGGGTATATATCTAAGTTTTGTGTCGATACCACCTAAGTCACGTATAAGTGAAGCAATACCTCTATTAATAGCGCCGGATAACCGAGTACCCCCAGTAACAGCTTGTAAAAACGAAGTGCCTGTATACGGTTGCTTTTTCTGATAACCTTTAGCTAAATTAGCTAAGTAATCAATTACTGTTTTTAAATTACCCTGTTTAGCTGCTTCTGAAATATCAGTAGGTAATTCAGTACCAGCCATACCAAGTTTTTCTGCTTGGATCTCACGTTGAGCTTTACCGTATGCAGTTTCTGCTTTACCTTCATCTAATTCTTCTTTAGTTACTTCTTCAGTACCTAAAGATTCATTGTAGCTTTGTATCGCATCAAAACCTTTTATTACTTGCTCGCCCGTTACTTTACCTTTAAGAGGGGCTTCGCCAAGATAGGCTTGTTGTTCATCTTCAGTGAGTTCAACAAACGAAGGTAAATTTAATTTACGTAGTTTTGATTCAATCCTACGATTTATTTCGTAAGCTGCTATTGAATTAGCTACTATATCTGCTCGCGCCCCTGCTTCATCAGTAAAAGATTTTTTCTTGTCGCGGTAATCAGATAACTTAGCTAAGGCTTTGGTAGCGCCTGCTGGGGTCAGATCTTTACCCAAGGCATCCACAAAAACTTCACGTTCATCAGCCGTTAATTTGCCACCTTTTTCTTCGCCAGCTTTTATTTCTTCAGTCGTTAAATCGCGGAACAGTTTAGGCAACCCACGAGTTTTTAAACTCTTAGATCCTCTTGCGGCAGCGTCTTCATAAAGGGCTGCTATGCGATCTTGTTGCTGAGCGTATCTTGTCTGGTCAAACGGTCTTAGTATTTCTGACGCAAAATTAAAATCTTCTGGGTCTATTGGTTTGTTTTGCCTTAATTCATCTCTTACTAAATTAACAAAATCTAGCTCTTCTTCAGACAGGGTCTCTTCAATTTCTTTTAAGCGAGCTTCTTCATTAGCCCCAATTGAAACAGCACCTTTATTTTTTGCAGCTTTTTTTCTAGCTTCAAGCGCAGCTTTAGCCGCAGCTCTTTTATCGCTTAAGTCTTTTGGTTTAGTTTCAACAACGGGTTCGGTTGTGGTTGCAGCGGCACCTGCCACTGCTGCTCCTTGAGCAGGCGCTTCTTCTCTTGCTTCTTCTTTTTGCTGGGCTTCAGGGGACGTAACGACACTGAGGGTTCCTTGTTGAGTTGCAGGGGCTTGTTGTTGGGCTAATGCAATGTCAGGTTGTTGCGCTCCCACTCCAACCTGCTGAGAAGCATCTGTAGCACTCCCCATTCCGTCGGTAGAAGGTGGTGCAGCTCTTCCGGTAGTGGTTTCACCTCCGGGTCTGACAGATAGATCAGTGCCTGTTCCACTTGGCTGTTGGTCAACTTGGTCAAGTTGCTCACCTTGTTTCTCCTCTGTAGCTGGTTTAGGCGTCAAAAATTTAGTCAGTGCGTTGACTAATTCTTGGTTATTTTTGGCGCGTAAAAAACCTTTAACCTGCGTTTCAGGTAATCCTAAAAGACGAAGACTATTTTTAATCTCATTCTTGACCCCCCTTTCTTTTAGGGCTTCAGGGTCAATCGTAAATCTCTCTAAATCTTTTAGCGTTGTTTGAACCTGTGTAGGGTCAAGATCCTCAAGCTTTAGCTTCTTAGCTTTTTTCTCAGCTTCGCTTTCTTCAGTCGTTGTTTCTTGTTCTTGGTCTTTTAACGTGCGACGAAATTCTTCAGCTTGTTGGTCACGTGGCGTAGCCCCAGGCAATGCACCCAGCCCTGCACCAAGTCCAGCACCTGCCAAACCTTCAAGAGCTGCTTGGCCTGCAACCCCTCTAAACGTAGGAACGTCAAAGCCTGCGCGTTGCAGTGCAACATTCTCAGCTAATTGTTCTTGACCAGCCTGCGCCATTTCAGGCACAGCTTCAGTAGCCCCTGCGGTAGCCGAACGACGTAATAACCCAGGTGCCGCAGCCTCAACTCCTTCTTGAGCTGCCTTCTGAGTAAAGCGTTTTAGGAGAAGATCTTCAACACCGATCTTACCGGCTATACCACCAAGCACCGTACCCGCTAAAACTTGGCCCCAGTTTTCTCCTGTGTAGGACTGAGCTTCACGAGCTTTACGCTCGGCAACTTTGGGATCTTCCCCAGAATCTGTGAGCGCACTTTTAACAGCTTCGTAAATCGTGCCTTTGACAGTACCAGCACCCATTGCCCCGCCGAGTCCAGTCTGTACTGCACCGACACCTGCTGCTCCTAATCTGGCAACTGAACCAAGAAGACCACCGACAACAATCGGTGCGGCAGTGCCAAGAGCTTGAGAAAGCATATCAACAGGAGCCGTTGCAAAAGCTTGGACCGCTGCAACAAGCTGATCACCGATGCCTTTATCCTCGGCATCTTTCATGATCTGGGCTATCTTCTTCTGGTCATTCTTAGCCTGTGCCGAGTACAACTCACCGAGCATATCCTCCATGCCACGGTAGGCTTGCGATACAACATTATCAGGCCCAAAAGCATCCGCAATCATGCGGATACCCTGCGCGGCACCGCGTGCTATACCAATAGGTACGTCTGCTACTTGACGTAGAACAGATTGTTTTTCTATAGGCTGCACATCAACAGGTTTAAAACTTTCTTGGCGAGATTTTTCCCTTTCTTTTTTAAGCCTTTCTAAGTCTTCGCTATATATCTGTGACTGAACAAAGCTAAACAATTGTTCTTGCGATATACCGTCAGGGCCTTGAACTTCATAAATACGTCCGTTAGGCGCTTGAATTTCATATATACGCATAGCTTTCTCTATTTATTAGCGGATCTAGACCCAAGCAAAACAAGACCTGAATTATTCTTACTATCAAATTCCATCCTCATACGAGTTTCTACTTGCTGTTCAGTATTATTTTTGTCTTTATATAGTTGTTCTAATTTACTATATTTTTCTTTCCTTACTTCTGGCGACATACTCATACCTAAAGTAGGATCTTCTAGTTGTTTAGTTAAATTAATAATTTGAGTGTCAATAGACTTAGTAGCAGATACCATTGCTTTTTCTATAGCTGAAGCTTTATCTAAGCCATATTGTCTAGCATTTTGTTCTTTTCTAGCTTCGATCTGATCTCTATGCGAAGCTATAGTAGCAGCAAGTTGCTGTTCTTGTATTGAAAGTTGTCTATCACCTTGGGCAAGTTTGGCAGCTTCCCCTCTTTGCGCCGCTGCTCTTTGATCACGGTTCTCAACAACATTTTGTCCTGCGCTATAAGCTGAAGAATACGCCTGAGCAGCAGTATTTTTTGCTGTAACTACATCACGCTCTCTGCTTTCAAGAGTAGCTAAAGCTTTGTCTGATCTTGACCTCTTATAAACTTGCTCAGCATTAGCAAGATCCATTTCAGCCCTATCAAGTTCGCGGCGAGCTTTTTGGTAGTCTTTAAGATCTTGACCAAACCCTTTAACAGCTTCAGAAGCACCTTTACCAATATTGACAAAAGCATAGGGTGAAGTGCCGCCAAGAATACCAAGCCCCGCTTCAATGATCCGTAAGTTTGCGGCTTCTGATTTATCCGTTTTGGCTTGCTCTCGCATCGTATCTAAACGCCCTTGCATATTCTTAAAGAAGTCTTTATCAACCCCCATTTTTTCATCTACATCTTTTTGGCGTTGGACTACTTCTTCTAAACTTAATTCTTTAGGTACGGTAAATCCAGAAGTAGCTGCTTCAGCAAAGGCTTTAGGCGAAAATTTATCCTCACCGAATTCTGGCTGTGGCCCTCTAAGAAAATTCAAATGCTCTTGTTCACTTTTTGGTCGAGTAAAACTAACCCCTGGTGAACTAACCGTAGATTGTTTTGTTGCTTCTTGCTTTGACCTTTCCAACGAAGCTGCTACAGGGTCAAGTTTTGGTTGATTTAATGTTTTAGCTATTTCTTCAGGTGAATTTATAAATTCGCCACGACGTTCAGCTAGTTTTACCCCCATTTCTTTAAGAACATCTGGTATAGGAGTATTTTCTCTAGTAGGAGGAGCAGCTTCACCTAATTCTTTTTGTAAAAAATTTAGTTTAGTAACTAATTCAGCTTTAGCCATCCCAGGCAAATTAGGATTTGTTAAAGCTTCTCTTACTCTAGCTAATTCTTCAGCGGCTTCTTTTCTACGTCTTTCTGGATAAGAAGCAAGATAATCTAAGAACCCCCCACTTGGAGGTGTGGCAGTACTAGACCCAAATTTTGGTGCATTAGCCTGATAAGTGCCATAGATCGATGGAAGGTTTACCGCACCTTGGTTCTGAAACCGCTGTACGTCCCCACCACCAGCAAATGCAATCATGCCGCCATCAGCATAGTCAAACATGTTGTCAGGCACGGGTAGGCCGGAGATGCCACGCTCCATCGCAGGTGACGGCACTTGGTTATTACTGATGGCAACCTGACCGCCGTAGGCCATGCGAACCGGGTTCGCACCGGGTGACGCACCGGGTGCGCCTTGGGGAGCCATTGCAGACATGCCCATTTGTTGTGGGGGCGGTGCCATTCCAGTGTCTTGAGCGACTGTCGTACCGGACGGTGGTTGAGTGTTTGCAGCGACAATCCGTTGGATCGTCATCATCGCCATGAGTGCTGTCGTGGGGTCAATCTTTCCCGCAGCAGCGTCCATCTTCAGGCGTTGCACGTTAGACCCATAAGTGGCAACAATGTCACCAACCGTACGATCTGCGGTCCTATTAACCGCTTTTTCTAGTGTCCGAAGGCTCATTTTGGACCCCCGCCAAGCATGTTATACAGCCCAATCCCTGTCAAGCCCAAGCCGGTCAACTGACTGGCAAAGCTCGGTGGGGGCGTAGTTGCCGTTTGTGTCGAACCCTGCATCGGGATACCCCGCAACAGATTAGAGAGTTGGCCCACTTGAGTCAGGCCATATTGTGATTGATCTGTAAGTTGTTGACGCTGAGCATCCATCTTCTGTTGCTCAATAGCGCGTTGTAAATCACCAAACGCACCTTGTGTCTTAAGCGTATCAAGCTCTGCCGCACGTTGTTGTGTACCAAGCTGACCAAACTGGCCTGCAAGTCCAGTAAGCCCTTGTGCCGCAGCAAGTTGGGTCTGTGCTGCTTGCTGCTGTGCTGCTTGATTAGCTAACTGCGCTTGTAAGTTTTGACCTGCACCGAGCTGCTGAACCCCAAGTGCTGCCTGTAAGTTCTGACTACCAATCCCCATTTGTGCTGCACGATCCCGCTCAAACTGAGCTTGAGCATTTTCAAACGCAGACTGCAAGCCCTTAGCCTGGATATCTGCCAGTGTTGACTGGAGTCCTGCTTCCCTTGCTCCTTGGAGAATTGCTTGTCTTGAACCCCCGTAAGTGCCTTGACGCGCCGCAGCAAGGTTTTGTCCTAACTGCGCTTCTCTAGCAGATTTAAGTGCTGCTGCCTGCTGTCGATCTACAACCGACTGCATGTACGGTGACATGTAGTTTTGTGCTTCTGCGGAACTGAATTGTCGAGCAGGGTCCATCTGGAAGGTAGTGAGCTGCGGCCCAGCTACCCCCATACTTTGATAATTTTGTAACGCTTGCAGTCCTGATGCCGCTTGCTGCCCAGCCTGCGTACCAAGTGCGTACTGGCCTGGAGTTGCGCTCATTACGCCAAGTTGTGTACCTACGGCTTCTTGAAATGGAGAAAGACCAGCAACGCTGCCTCTACCCAACAATCCCGCTTGCTCTAGCGTTTTAAACTGCTCTTGATATGCCTCGGCACCTGTTTTGCCGCTTGGGAATATCTCAGAAATTCCACGACCAATAAGTCCTGGCTGATAGCCTGTTTCGCCTTGTTTGCCGGTTCCTAGATAAAACTGCTCTAGGACTTTTGGTATTTCGGCTGCGGTGGTAATTGTTTGCGTAGTGCTCATAACTGTTTCCTTAAGCAGGCATCAAACGACCCGTATCTACTTCGGGCGGTTGTCTTGTTGTGCCATGTCGAGCCTTCCTAACTCGATCCATCATGGCGTAAAGTTTCTTAGACCCAGCGTTACTGGAGCCGTTACCTAGATCTGCAACAACGTCGGCAGGGATCACAAACTCACCATCGGCAAGACGCGCCTCTTGAACACCCTCGATGGTAGCAGGCACACTATCACTCATGCCATCCCCTGCGCCATTTATTGTGCGTGGTTCGTTAGCAGGCCCAGTGGCACCCCCCGCAGCAAGTGCGCCAAGCCCAGCCATACCACCTGAAGCTGCACGGAATGGTATACGTCCAAGTGTTTCGGCAAACAATTCTGCTCCACGCCGCCTTTTACGTTCTTCTTCCGCTTCCTGCGCTGCCATAGCCTGTGCAGCTTTATCGCTCTCAGACACCATACCGGCTGCGCTTACAGCCATTGGAACCGCATACAGTGTGCTTATGGGTTGATCTGCCACTGATTGAAATTTTTCAAATCCAGCAACTGCTTTGTCTTTAATGGTGTCTAGCGCAGAAGGTTGAGTAGTGGGTAAAGACGTAGATGGAGGAGGGGAAGAAAAATCCATAGACCCAACATCAGTTGGGGGCGTGTAAGGTTGTAAGTCAACCCCAGCAGAAATAGTAGGCGCCCCGGTAGTTGGAAAATCCATTCCCGCTTGTAACGAACTAGCAGGATTTATAGCCCCCGCGCTAGCTGCCTCTGCACCTGTAGGTGCGGCTCCGCTTGTAAGTCCGAGGTTTTGTGCGGCACTGCCAATGCCATAAGACATCAAGCCTGACATTAGACCACGTTTAAAGTCAAAGCCTTTCTGTCCACCAAGCCCACCAGCAACACCAGAAATTAGTGCTTTAGTAGCAAGACCTAACCCAGGGATGAACGGCACAACAAAAGGTGCAACCTTACCCACAGTTTTTAAAACTTTCCTCCAACTGAAGTACTCAGGCAAGCCAGTCTGTGGGTTTATAGTACCCGCACCACCTGCGGCTTGTAGCATCTGAGCTTCTTCGGGGCTAATGTGGGCTAGCATCGTGTCGCCAAACCGACCTTTCTGTGCCATCTCTTGAGCATAGCCTTTCATAGCGATACTGCCCAGCCCTCGACCGACATCACCGCCTTCGGCGTATTGGTATAGAGGGCGAATTCTATTACCGCGTTCATCAAACATTCTTGCCGGAGTTGCTGATTTAAACATGGTTGCTGGAAAGTATTCAGCCCCTGTTAATCCTTGTCTAAGCATCAAATGACGTAACGCCGCTTCTTGTTCTTCAGGACTCATGTTTGCCAAAGCAGCAGCTTCTAAGCCTTTAAGCTCAGGGCCAAATAAAACATTACGCGGCACATCAAAAACACCCTGCTTACGAGCTAGTTCTACCGTAGCGGGAGTAAGTCCAAAGTCTTCAAACGAAAACTTTTGTTCCCCAGCCATTTTTGCTTTACCACCTTCGGCAAGAGCTATCGGTCCTCCTGCTCTATTATCTTCGGTAGGGGGCGCTGGTGGAGGTGTGTCTGGAGTACCCGCTGGTCTAATAGGCGCAGGTTCTTGGGGGGGTCCGACTATTGATTTTAAAATCGTACTAACTATAGAGTCGTTGTCGCTAGCGCCACTATCCACGTCACTTACATCACCAACGCCACCAACGCCACCACCAACACCTATACCGCCTGCACTACCACTAAACGAAGATCCTTCTCCACCAACCGTAGCACCTGCCCCACCGACAGTATTACCTGTCCCACCGACAGTATTACCTGCGCCTCCCGTATTTGTACCTAAAGAAATAGGTGCTCCACCATAAGTTAGTGAAGGAGGGGGTAAAGCTTCAATTTTTTCAACTTTGGTTTGCTTTGCAGCGTCCAAAGCAGCTTGTCTATCCGCAGCTAATTGTTTTTGAGCAAAGAACTGTGTAGGTGTCAAACCGATAGCAGCCTGTATGTCTGTCTCAGGGATGTTGTATCGAGACATTTGATAAGCGGCATCTTGCGGAGTAACTTTAGGATCTGCAAAGAAATCACGTATGTTTTGAAAGTACTGAGTCTCTCCAATACCGCCAGTACGCGTTGCATAAGAAAGAGCTGCTGAAGGCTGTTCAGTTAGCGTACCCATACCTTCAGGCCCAATAGAGCGAGTCATCGTTCTTAAATTGGGTTGCCCTACATATTGAGAAACAAGCGCACCTAGTCCACGCGACGGTGCTAGTTCAGTAGGAGCTTTATACAGTGCGCTAAACCCAGTTGGTGTGGCAGCTTTAGAAGCGCCCGCAGGTAAACCTAGAAGTGCAAAGTTTTCATCAGTGGCATTTGCTGGGTCGTTATACCTGATGATTGACTTAACTTGATCCGGTGTGTACGTCCTTAACAAGTCTTGGACATAACCTTTTTTAGTGTCTAAGCTCGCACCACTGTTCCACTGCAATCCACCGATGTTATAGATTTTGCTTGAGTTTGGAATGTCTGCGGCGGTTGCAGTGGTTGTTGTGGCCGTATCAGCAGGTTTGGGTAGTACCGTTTCCAACCCAAGTAATTTAAAGTTAGATTCAGTTAAGGCAGATCTGTCTGGTTCTAGCCTGCTAATTTCGTTTCGGATTTGAGACACAGTAAAACCGTCGTCCTTCATCTTTTGGACGAGTGCTTGTTTTTCTCCTAACGTTCCTTCAGTATTCCATGTGTAAGCTGGGTTTCCAAACGGTACTAGTGAAGTAAGCCCTTTGTTTGTGGTCGTAGTAGTTGTACCAGTAGTTGTTCCGGCAGTTGCACCAGCATTTGCACCAGCATTTGCACCAGCATTTGCACCAGCATTTGCACCAGCATTTGCACCAGCATTTGCACCGGTATTTGCACCGGTATTTGCACCGGTATTTGCACCGGTATTTGCACCGGTATTTGCACCGGTATTTGCACCAGTAGCGTTGTTTACAATATTATCCGTTGCTTTACTAGCAGCAAGAGAAGTAAGAGCGTTCCAATCCGAGTCAGGTATAGACACCGGCGTAGTAGGTTTAAATACTGAGTTATAGGCGTTTTCTAGTGCAGTTTTAATTTGAGCAGGAGTGGCGCCGCTCCTAAGCATATTGTTATATGCGTCAGCTTTATCGCCTGCATCTCCTTTTGTATCCCAGTTATAGGTAATACCTTTTACAGTCACTGGAAAATCGGTTTTTGTTGACATTACTGCGCTCCCGCTTGTGGAGGTATTTGTGTTATTACCAATTGTTTCTAGCGCCGCTGATATTGCACCTTGATTTGCTGTTGAAGTAGGTGTATTGGTAGTTACAGTTGGTGTATTGGTAGTTACAGTTGGTGTATTGGTAGTTACAGTTGGTGTATTGGTAGTTACAGTTGGGGCATACGGTTCTACATACGGTTCTACATACGGTTCTACATACGGTTCTACATACGGTTCTACATACGGTTCTACATACGGTTCTACATACGGTTCTACAT